GCACAAAAGGTTAGAGCTATTGAACCCGCCAAGTCGATACGCCCCGCCCGCATAGATGGCCGAATCAAGGCTTACCGCGCCAAGTGTGTCCAATGGTAGAGGAATATCGTCAATACTGGTATCACGTGTCAGTGTTGAAAAAATGGCATCAACAGCAACATCCCCCTGAGAAAATCTATTCTCATTCATGTAGTAGATGATCGCCTTGTCCGGCGTGCCAGACGATAACAGGCTTGGGTAAACCCAAACCACCAAACGGTTAAGCACATCGATAGCGGCGTACACCCGCTCAGGATAAGAACGGTTGATATTGTCATTAAAGTATTTGTTAACCTTACCGGAACCTATTGTCTCGACGGTTTGTCCGTTTGACCTGCAAAACCCATCTTGTGAGATAAAATAAACCACGTCTGCGTATTGCGCTGATCCATTAGGGTAGGACGACCCTTGTGTCGATTCAAATTTCTGAAAAGCAAAAGGGATTGCAACATCACCGGTAAAATCAGCCCGCCATACGGCCTTTTCCTGTAGGACTGTTAAGTACGAACCGTGGTGCAACCCCATGACGACACCACCATCGCCTAACAAATCATTGTTGTCGCTAAGCCCCACGCCGGGCGTGTATGTCGCTGCGCGTATCTGGCTCCATGCTACCCGCTCTGGCCTTAAGCCATCGAACGAATCGTTAATATTGCCAAGGAACACAAAATCCTTCGATGCCGTGATAAATTTTGCCCTAGGAAAAGTCGCTGAGTCCGTGAAGTTGGTCGATGACGACAATGTAAACTGTTGGGGCTTATCAGCAAAGTTTGTGCCAAAAACCACATCGCCAAATTTTGCAAACTTCCAATAGTCTGTTTCCTGTCCTGTATAAGCACCACCAACCAATCGGCTCACATCACTAAATGCGCCAGTTGTGGCTAAGGATAGTTTTGTCCGACCACCTGCGATGGTTGAGACCGTTCCATTATTAGCCCTAGCTGTGATTGCGCCCTGACAACGCTCAGTGGTCGCATAAGCGTTGATAGGCGTGAACGCATACCACGGCGCGTAGTTGCCACCAGCTGTTGGCACAACATTGTTCACATAGATCGCACCAGTATTCTCAAGCGGTGGTAAATCAGGTAGCCACTCTCCGAAACCTAAAACAGCCATTAGAACCTCGGCGAAATGCGACCTGATGATATTTGTCTGGTTGTTGAAACCTTTAGATTATTATACGCCTCACGCTCAGCCGCATCCATACTGGCCGCCTGCTCCATATCAAGGATCACATGCTGGTATAAAGTCTTTTTAGCCCTAGAGCGGATCAGCTCCTCACCTTGGTTCGTCCAAAAGTTGCTATCTGTTCCAGCCGATAATGGCGTTAGATTTTTATAAAACCCAACCGTGATCGTATAAACCCTATCTGGAATAGGATGTAACCCAAAAGCCTCACCATACACCGCGTACAAATCTGGGCGACTCCGGTTGACCGTGAAGCTCTGCCTTAGGTTTTCAAGCTCAATAGGGGGTATTTTATCTAACCGGTGATAAGCCGTGCCATCTTGTAACGTTAAAAATATCTCATGGTCGATCAAACCACTACTGCCACCACCGATGGCAGCGATCGAGTAGTACTGCGTGCCAGCCACCGTGTTGAATGTAACAGGGGTAAGCGGGTTGTTGAATAGCGGGGAAAACTTCTCCCCGCTATAATACAAAACTGCCGAAGCAATGTTTTGGATGATCTCATTGCTCAAATCAGAACGAGCAATTTCGTTCGCAATCCTAGCTTTGAGATCATCATAGTTTGCCATGATTAACGAGGCACAATAAAGTTAACGTTAATCAAAGCCCGACCAGTTGTTGCCGCTGTACCGGTTTGCGTGTACTTCACGTAAACTGGCAAATCGGCAGTAGGGATGGCCACGCCGGGGGTGTTATTCACATAATCACCGGGCGTCGCCTCCGTAATAGCCGCAGCGTTTAACAGGTTGTCAGCAACACCAAGGTTTGTTCCTACCGTCAACACGTTGGTAGTCGCCGCATTAAATGCAGTGATAACCTTGGCGAATGCATTCAGAATAACCGCACCTTCTGGCAGGGTTGCAAACTGAATACCGTTGGTGGAACCCACGTTGGTATCATTGAAGTTAACGAAGGTGCTGACCGTTTGTACAACACCTAATCCTAGATCACGTCCTAATGCCATATCTAATTACCCCTATACTGAAACGTAAGTTGTTAAAACAATGGTCGCAAAATCTAGGCCGTTGAAACGCATTTTCTTCATGCCGTAAATCGTCTCCAATCCTTTGCCCTGCAGGCGACCGTAGTCGTCACTCTGGTTAATGCTCTTAAACAGATTGTCCCCATTTTTGTAGTCACCAGCGATTGCGATACCCATAGCTTGTGCACCAGCAAACACAGCGCGGCGGGTATTAGCAACAGCCAAACCAGTCGTGCTGTGAACACCACGTGTGACATAAGGAGCCTCAACCAACAAGATATTGCGGAAGGTGCCGATAACATCGGTGAAGAAAGGGTTATCCTTAATTTTCCCACCAGACATTGCTGACAACTGCAAGTCACTGTACGCAACACTATTGGCCGATTTCTCGCGCATCAAATCAGTCACCTGATCTGGGTGCAAGAACATTACATAATAAGACCCACCCAATTCTGGAATGTAAGCAGGCTTAATAGGGTTAGGGCTTAGCGTTTTAGCCCGTGCCAACAACGTGTGCAGTGGTGCCAAGGTAAGGCCAGCCGTGGTATCAGCACCAACTGCTTGGTCAGTCGTGTTGGCTGCGCCAGTACGAACGATATGGTTGGCGTCAGGAGCCAGAATTGCATTAGCACCAATGTCAGCAACCTCAGTGTTCGCCGTAAAGCCACACAAATGGTTAAAGAACACGGTATCCAACTTGTTTTTAGCCCAGTCAGCCAATGCGTAGTTAACCTCAGCATCAATATCAAATGCAGTGCGCTGACGACTGATCGGCGACCCAGTGTCTGTGGCGTAACCAAGGAGGTCTAGGCTAATATCATCGGTAAACGTGGTCAAAGATTCCTCTGACCCACGCAGAGCCGCTGTGTCGCCGACAACGCCCTTACCAACCAGCTGGCCGCGCAGTGTTACACGCACACGGTCGCCACTCTCTTTTACAGTGTCGGTTAGCAGCTGGATCAAACCATTTTGTTTTTGGTCAGATACCATAAACCTTGAAAACACCGTGCGGCGCAAAGATTCAGTAAAAAGATATTTACTCCATAATTTTACAGTCTCAGGAGCTGTAGACGAATAATTTGATCTTGCCATAACGAGTCCTTGTTGGTTGTAAAAGGTTGATTGCGTTCGATGTATAACCACTCAGTGTGGCTATCCGTCTCTCGCCCTTCCCTTACAGACTCGGCGTCAGTCGAGCACCCTTTCTTGTCAGACTCGGTGGCAGTCGGGCACCCTTTAACAGTCGGCGGCACTGTGATAGGGCAACCAAGCATGCGCTAAGCATTACTTAATAGCCCCATCTTTATGACAAATAACATATCCATACTGGATACGCAATAACAACTGTTATCCTTCCAATTGTGCCTTTAGCGCGGCCATATCTTTGAACATTGGGTGATCTTTGTGAAGCTGATGCCCCTTAAGAGAAAACTCTAGCGGTGCGCGATCCACTATATCTTCACTGGGTGCCCCCTCACTTAGACTACTCGCAATCTCGGTCGCCTTACGAAACTTTTCAATGCGTGAAGCCTCAACTTTAGGCTCCACTGGTTTATCAGCCGCTGGTTTGGCACTGTTTGGTTCATACCCAAGGTTTTTTGCGTAATTGTAAAAGTACTCCGGTACAGACAACCCCTGTTGATAGGCTATATCCGCCATAGCGAGTGCTCTGCCTAGTGCTAGCTGGCTAACCATGTGGGGTTTTAGCTCGCGGCCGGCTGCCTTCTCTGTGGCGTAAATATCGCGCTGCATAAATGCCTCAGCAAAATTAACGGCGTCATCATAATCTGGCACAATCTGCGCGTACTCAGCTGCGTCCAGCTTGTACTGATCCATGCGGTTATTAAACTCAACCTGTTTCTGCCGTTGCTCATCCTCAACGGATAGACGGCTACTAAGTTTCTGTAGCTGCTCCTCAAGTTGCTTGGTCTTGCTGACCGTATAACCAATCGGGTCTACTTGCTCATCAATAACAGGCTGCGGATTAGCCTTAGCCAGCTGCTCTTCTAATTGTCGCTGTAAACGGCCAACAAGTTCTTTAACCTTAGCAGCCTCAGCCTTGCTTTTCTCTGCCTCAGCTTGCGCCGCTTTTTTGTTTTGACGCTCCTCATGTAGTGCTCTCTTGAGTCCAGCTCCATCATCTTCAGTTGGTCGGCTTGTGACCTCAGGTGTAGCCGCTGGCTCTGGTGTTTGCTCCTCTGGAATATCCTGTGTCTGCTCACCATCGGCTAGCTCATCATCAAAAGACTCTTCAACAATGTCCGGCGTCTCTGGCTCTGGCCGCAACTGGTCTAGAACGCTAATCGATTGCTCTGACAAAGCCTTAATCATATTGCTCATTGTTTCAAATATCCACTTCTATGGCTGGGTTGGGGTTAAAGGCATTAATATCTCTTTTTCCTTAAGAGCTGTCTCGGCCATCGTTAAGCTCGCCTTAGCGATATTAAGCTGAGTTTTGGAATCTGACTCTTTTGCACTGGCCTCAGATTCTTTAGCCAATGATTGCTCAACAGGTGTTGGCGGTTTTGGCTCGGATGACTTCGCAATAAGCTCTGCCCACTCCTTACGAAGCTTGTCTGGCGCAGGGATCAGCTGAACAATGCTCGGCGGGATCGGAATGCCAGATTGCATCATGCCGGGCAAGATTTTGCTCAACGAATCCCACATAGACTCAACATTCTTGTTGTTGTCGTAGCCCTCCGTCACCTCAACATTGACCTCAAAGTCCTCATCAAGGATCGACAAGTCTGTCACCTGCTGCGCCTCTAAGTCACCAATAAGAATAAGCCGAGCCGGGTCAACATACGACTTAATCAGCTTCCAGAACGCGACACCACAGTCGTGCCTGTACCGCGTCAACGATGAGAAGAATGGCGCAAGCAGTTTCTTACCAACCTTGCGCCGCTCTTGCTCCAACACCATTGCTTGTGGGTTCGTGTTAAGCCCCTGCATGTCCAGTGAAACACCACTGATCTGCGGCATGGATGACACCGCAAAACTCAACATGTCTGTTAACGATGCCGGCATCGGCGTGGTCGGCTTTGGTATGATCTTGGATGCCCCACCCTCTGCCAACCATGTGATCGAGTCCGACTCCGCCCAACTGTCCTCAGCTTGAGAAATATCATCAAAAGCGTTCGGCTCAGCCGCTATCCCGCCCTTAGCGTTGGTGTTAATAATATGCAACACCGTCCCAAGGTAGATATTCGCATATCTCTGCGGGTCCATTAAGTCCTGAATAACGCCATAATAATACCCATTAGACTGATCACGCTCACCAGTCATGCATTTGTAGGTAAACTCGTCTGGCAACGGCGATGTGCGTGACGACAACTCCAAATTGCCCATAATAAACGCCCGCTTATAGACCTTTTGCCGAATAGACTGCGGATCACCAATATCTTTGACGCCCTGTTTCGCCAGTTCTTTGCGGAATAGCTTGTACGAACGGTCGCTCATTGTCTTAACCGTCTTATCTGGCAACGTCACATGCAAAACATGCTCGTAATCGTACCACTGACACTCCAAAACGGTTACTTGGTCGGTTCCATCATAAACCATCCGATCTAGCTCAAAATAACCAGCTCTAGCCGCCATATCAGAGTTGCTTATATCGTAAGATGCCGAAATACTATCACCAAATGAATCAATATTGTTTAATGACGACAAAATCTCTTTGCGCTTATGCGGATACAACGCGATCAAGTCCGCCTTACGGTAGTTTCTCGCCCGAATAACATACCGTGCGTCACTGTAGTTTTTGCGCTCAGCCCTACGATCTGGAAACATCTCAAATGGGTTAACCCGTACCCTCTTTGGATCAACCTTGCCCTCAAAATTGATCGATACAAACGACTCGCTCCAGCCTTCGCCACAAATAATAAGGTCGCGGAATGCCTCCAAATCCTCATCCGTAGCCCCGCAACGGCGGTCAAAGTAGTTGCAGACAGATTGGATCAGCTCCGACTGGTTAAGTTGCTGTACGGGCGTTTCTGGTGGTTGCTGTTGCTGTTGCTGTTGCTGTTGTGGTGATGGCGATTCATAGTTAACCGCCTTATAGACAACCATTGTGTTGTCCTCATGCGCCAACCCAACAACCGTTCTGACAATTGGCGCAATTCTATTGAACACCGGCATCGGACGTTTGTAATTTTGGTATTTCTGCTTGTCTTCCTCTGTGTACTGATCACCATTGTAGAATTTGTACCAGCTTGATGCGTTGCTGCGCCATTTAGCCCTTGCCTGTCTAGATGCTCTAAACCAGCTGTGTATTTGTCTAACAGTGTCATTAACAATAAACGGGCTAGCCGTCTCGGTGGTATCACCACCATCGGTTGATGTCACACCATCGGTTAGTGCTGATAACTCTATTGGATCACTAAGGACGCCGTCGTCTTTGGTTTTCATAGACTCCCCCAAGTGACCGCTCTGTCAGATGTAGGTTTAAACATCTTTTTCATCCTTAGAGCAATATTGGATTTAATATTCCTATCCTTGCCCATGAAAGTCAATATAAACGAATCCGCATAATCTGGTGAATAACCAAGGTTTGCGCTTTTGTCAAATATCCTAGCAGCACCAGTCTTTTGATCTGGCTTAAAACCAACCGCCGCCAGTTGTTTCATCAACTCATCGTCCTCCGGTATACAAACATCAGCCGCTTTAAACCAGTACTTGCACCTAAACCATAGATCCTCTCTCAAGCG